TGATAATGGTATAGAAGAAATATCAATCAGAGGAATACCACCAGTCAAAACAGATAGTCTTGGTCGTAAGTGGATTAGTTGGGTTAATACAGAACAAACTAATTTACAAGAAATGAAAGTATCAGGTAAGTTTGTGTTTGTTGGTGTAACAGCAAATGGAGTAATGCCACAAATTGCAACACCAGTGGGGTTATTAGAACCACATAAAATACAAGCTGCATTAGCAGAATCAATACTTATACAAAATAGTCCACATATACCGGATTGGGCAGTAAGTATTAACTTGTTAATATTTATATTAGGTGTTTGTTTAGTTTGGTATATATTATTTTATTTTGGAATTACATGGGGTATAACATTAAGTTTAATTACTATGTTTACTACTGCTAGTATAGGATATTATTTTATACAAAAAGGTTTATTAATTGATGTTACATGGACTTTAATATCTGAATTTATAACAGGAAGCATAGCTTTTTATTTAAGATTTAGAGAACAATATAAATTAAGACAACAAATTAAAAAACAGTTTGAGCATTACTTAGAAGACAAGTAAAACAATTACAAGATAATCCAGATTTACTTAAACTAGGTGGAGAAAGAAAGTATTGTACTTTTTTATTTACAGATGTAAGAGGTTTTACTTCTTTATCTGAAAAATTAAAACCAGAACAAGTAACAGATATAATGAATAAAGCTTTAACTATACAAGCAAATGCAGTAAAAAAATATGGAGGTATGGTAGATAAATATATTGGTGATGCAATGATGGCTATATTTAATGCTCCAATAGATTTAACTAACCATGAAACTTGTGCAGTTTTATGTGCTATAGAAATAAAAGAAGAAATGCAAAAAGCTAATCTTGGAATTGATATAGGCATAGGAATTAATACTGGTGAAGCTGTAATAGGTAATATGGGTAGTGATACAAGGTTTGACTACTCTGCTATAGGAGATGCAGTAAATTTAGCTGCTAGATTAGAAAGCTCTACAAAAGAAGTAGGTGAAGATATAGTTATAGGATATAACACTATTAATGTTAAAAACTTTATTGATACAATAACATTAAAAGAATTAAAAAGTATTTATGTAAAAGGTAAAGAAAAACCAATTAACATATATACAGTATATTAGGAGTTTTATGAAAGGTTTATTAAAAAATATAGTAGGAGCAGTAGCACCTACTATTGGTTCAGCTATGGGTGGTCCTTTAGGTAATATGGCTATGAATAAAATAGCTGATGTTTTAGGCGTATCAAATGACCCAAAATCTTTAGAACAAGCAATACAAAATGCTACGCCAGAACAAATGTTAGAACTTAAAAAAGCAGAACAAGAGTTTGAAGTACAGATGGAAGAGTTAGGTGTTAAAGTCTTTGAGTTAGAAACACAAGAAAAACAACATGCCAGAGGTATATTTAGTAAAGATTGGACTGCTAGAATTATTGGTTTATTTACTATAGGTGGCTTTCTTGGATATATATTTTTAGTTACATTACAACCACCAGAACAAAATTCTGAAGCACTTATAAATTTAGTGTTAGGTTATTTAGGAGGACTTGCAAGTGCAATTATTTCGTTCTATTTTGGAGCATCTCACACCAACGATAAAGGAGATTAATATGGAAATATCACAAGAAGGTTTATCTCTAATTAAAAAGTTTGAAGGTTGTAAATTAAAAAGTTATAAATGTGCAGCAGGAGTATGGACTATAGGATATGGTTCAACTAATGGTATAGAAGAAGGTATGGAAATATCACAAGAGAGAGCAGATATGTTATTACTTGAAGATGTAGAAATATTTGAAAATGCTGTAAATGAACTTGTTAAAG